GGCTCGGCGGGGACGTCGACGGTCTGGGTCTCGGGGTCGTACGCGGCCAGGCCGGAGGCGGCCACCACGCCGGGCTCACCCTGGGGGCCGGTAGCACCCGCATCCCCTGCGGCCCCAGCGGGTCCGGTGGGTCCTGCGGGGCCTTGGGGGCCCGGCTCTCCTTGGGGGCCGGTGCCGACCTCGACGATGTCCACGCTGACCGTGGTGCCGGCGTCGGCGACCTCGATGGTGAGCTCGTCGCCGTCGGGGGCGCCGTCGGCCGGTGGGCGGGTGATGAGCGGTCCGGAGATTCGTTCCTGGCCGCCGTGGCACAGGGCCCACAGGTGGCCGACGGCGGAGGCGGGGAAGGTCGCAGCGATCGACGTCTGCCCGTTACCGGCTGCGATCTGCTCGCCGGCAGCCACCACGGTCCACGTGTTGTCGACCGGCGTCGCGAACGTGAAGGTGACCGAGCGGGCGGTGCCGTCGGCGGGCATCTCGATCACCACGCCGGGAACGTGGAACGGGACGGTGGCCATGGGTCAGCTCCCGAGCTGGAAGATGCGGCCAGTCCCGTTGGAGAACGAGAAGGTCATGCTGCCCGAGCTGTCGACGAGCCGGCCGATCGCCGTGGTGTTGGCGTAGGTGTCGGCGTACCAGATCAGGTCGTTGGTGGCTGCGCTGCCGACCACCCGCACGATGGCGAAGCGGGCCACAGTGAGCCCGGGGGTCATGCCGGTGATGGTCGGGTCGGCCGCGTCGGCCCAGCCGTAGTCGAGGGCGACCTCGCCACTCAGGTTGACCGAACCGAGGATGCCATCCAGGTCGTCCTCGAACTCGTGGCCCGCCGAGTAGGTGTAGCTGGCGTCCATGGCGACGGCCTTGAACGTGTCGCTCTCCCAGGCGATGTCGCCCTTGAGGAACTTGGTCCGGGCCTTCGGGTAGGTGGTCTGCATGGTGGTCTCCTGCTCAGGCCCACGTGCCGTGGGGGGTGACGGTGAGGGTGGGCTTCGGGTCCTCGGGGTGCCAGGTGGCCAGCCCGCCGTTGTGGACGACGGCCACCGTCGCCCCGGCCGAGAGGGCCACCGGCAGCGTGAACCCGTAGCCGACGGCCAGCTGGGCGGCGATGGCCCGCTTCTCGCCGGCCGGGACGATCGCCTCAGCGACGGCCTCGAACAGGTCGTTGTTGAGGCGCCGGACCCACAACTGCACGACCAGGTCGAAGTCGAACCCGACGAAGGTCTCCCCGGCGGCGGTCGGCACTGAGGACTCCATCGACGCTTCCAGCCAGCCCAGCATGTAGGGGCGCTGGATCTGCCACAGCGGCTCCATGAGCGCAGCGGCCGGGTCGCCGTCGAGGTTCGTGGTGACCGGCATCAGGCGTCGTTGTTCTCGAGGGTGGCCCGCCATGTGAACTGCGGGATCGACGTGTCGATCGGGTCGGCGGTCTTGATCTCGGGGTACGGGCTGGCCCACTCGGACTGCACCGCGGTTCCAGCCCGGGCGATGCGTCGCTCCACCTCGTCGAGGCGGATGCGCAGCGGGTCCCCGAGCTCGGGCGTGACCACCGTGTAGCCCTCGCCGTCCATGCCGATGCTGATGGACTGCACGGGCTGACCGGCCATCTTGTCGCCGACGTAGAACCCGTCGCCGGGCTGCTGAGAGCCGTTCCAGACATGGCCGGTGACTGCCGTCGTGCCCCGGGTCCCGGCGTAGGCGGCCAACAGCTCCTCGCCCAGGGCGATGGCGTCGTCGCGGTTGGTGATGCCCCTGACCTCGATGTAGCGCTCCCGGCCGCCGGCGGTCTCGGGGACCGCCACGAACCCGTCGGCCCACCGGATCAGCACGGTGTCGATATGGCCGAACATCACCGGCCCCCGACTTCGGTGGCGAGCGACTCGGCGTGCACCGTCGGCGCCCACGGCTGGCTGACCGCACCCCCGCCCTGGTCCTTCTTGTAGAGGTGCAGCGTCTTGCCAGCCGGGCTCGGGTGGAAGTCGACCAGCGACTCGGCCGCCTGGTTGAGGACGTCCCACATGGTCTGGCCGGTGCGCTGCACGAGCAGCACGTCCTGGTCCCATGCCCGACCGGCCGAGTCGGCCTCGTCGGTGAAGGCGCAGGTCCAGTCGCCGGCGGGCGCGCCCCGGGCCGCGGCCTCACGGACGAGGCGGCGGATCACCTTGCCGACCGGGGCCCGCAGCGACTTCTCCGGGTAAGCGAGGACCTTCCAGCCGCCCCGGCTGTTCATGGCCGGCTGGGCCAACCCGGAGCCGTCGGCGTGGTGCTGCATCACCGAGCACATGACCCCGGCCGGGCCCTGCTCGTTCCAGGCGGCGATCGCCAGCAGGTGGTAGTCCCAGTCGAACTCAACGTCGAAGCGGACGGTCTGACCGGGGGTGGTGACCTCGGCGATCAGGGCGCCGTCGATCCACATCTTGGCGTAGTCCCAGGCGTTCAGGAAGCACGCGTACTTGCCAGGCCAGGATCCGAACGCCACCCGGAAGTAGCACCAGCCCTGCGGCTGGCTAGGTGTGTCGGGTGAGGTGTCCCACATCCATCGGGCCGTCGAGTCCGGCCAGTTGTCCGGGATCGGCAGCACCTCGCCGGGAGTGCCGTAGAGGCTGTCGTCGTTGGCCACCGACGGCACCAGGTCGGCCTCCTGTTCGGCGGTCAAGATGCCGTTCATCGGCCACCCAAACTCCCGGTCGTCCTGTGGCGGCGCGCCGAGACGGATCGGCTCGAAGGCCCCGAAGTCGGGCCAGACCACCGTCTCGGACCAGTCGATCGACAACAGGCACGGCGTGACCACCGTTACGAGCTGGCCGGCCTCCTCGTTCTGGTCGCGCTCGACGGTGGTGATCCGATCGGCGTAGCCGCTGAACACCGGCCCACCGCCGGAGTGGTAGACGACGACGTCGCCGAGCGCCGGCCCAGGCGGGACCACGGTGAACGACCCGGAGCCCGCACCGTTCATGGTCGGCCAGCACGACGCCGCGGTGCGCTTCGGGAAGCCGGCCACGGTCAGGTCGGCGGGCGGCGCCCCGACCCCGGCCCACACGAACGGCTCACCGACCGGCGGAGTCGCCGGGGTCCCGTTGGTCCAGATCGTCCGGATGCCGCCCACCTGGGCCACCCCGGGCGACGACCCGAGGTAGACAGGTCCTCCGTGGCGGTCGATGTCGTCGGGGGCCATGAGCCCACCCGCCTGCGGCCCCTGGGTGGACGAGCCGAGCTCCACGCCGTCGAAGGCGTCGAAACGGAACAGCAGCCCGCCGACCTGGTCGCCCAGGGCGGCCTGGCCGAGCCCGTCCGGTTCGAGTAGAGCCAGGTCGAGCACTCGGCCGCCGGCCTGGGTGCCGAGCGCGGGCACCCCGCCGAGGTCGGCGTCGCCGGTGGTGACGATCGCTGGCACCCCGTCGACCCACACCGTGACGTCGCGGGCCGGCGGTGCCGGCGGGGCGTCGGGGTCCTGTTCGACCACGTCACCGAGCTGGAACCGGACCAGTGCTGCGCCGGCCGACAGGTCGACGGTGACGTCGAGGCCGGCACCGTACCAGGACCCGTCACCCGACGTGGTCGAGATGTTCACGGTGCCAGCGCCGAAGTCGACGTAGGCGCCGATGAACTCTGACCCGTCCCACAGGCCGACAGCGACGACCCCGCCGACCCCGCCATCGTCGACGTTGGCTTCGACGCCGAGGATCAGCCCGGCCGGTGCGGGCCCGTGTGTGTCCTCGAGGTACGACACCCGGCTGGCGGTTGCCGCGTTGGAGGTGATCGCGCTGGTACCGGCCACGTCGGCCCACGGCAGCGACTGGAGGCTGCTGTTGCCGAGGGCCCCGTTGGCCCGGTCGAAGTCGTCGACCACGCAGGCCGGCAGCAGGGGGGGTGTCAACAGCAGGTAGTGGTCGAGCAGCTGTGCCGGGGTGAGCGCCACGTCGTACACGGCGATGGTGCCCACCTGCTGGGTCGGGTCGGGTGACGACACCGTGATGTCAGCCGGGGTGATCGAGCCCGACGTGGGGTTGACCGTGTCCCGGGCCACCCCGTCCACCACCAGGACCAGCTCGTTCCCCGTGTCATCCCAGGTGACGGCGACGAGGTGCACCCGATCGTCCTGGGTGGTGCTCCATGTCACGGTGTCCGCACCGATGGTCGCGCTGTAGGAGGAGGTGCCCAGCGAACCGATGGCGGTGACCGAGATGTCGCCGCCATCACCCAACTCCACCGGGCTCACCCCGGCACCGGTGGCCCGGAACGCGAACTCGATGGTGAAGGTCGTGGCGTCCGGCGTCGCGCCCAGATCCCAGTCACTACCGGCCAGCGAAAAGCCGAAGCCCTCGTCGGCCACCGGGGTGATGAAGCCGGCCCCGCTGTCGAGGGTGGCGTCGCCGCTGGTGCCGGTCTGGTCGACGATGGCGTCCCCGTCGCCGGTGGGCACGGTCCACACGCCGACAGCGACGTCGGCTTCCATGGCGTCGGCGACAGCCTGGGCGGTGTCGCCCAGCACCGGGGCCCCGTAGGTGTGGACGTTGACCCGGAACGGCGACAGGGCCCAGTCGAACACGGCGATCTGGCCGCGTCGGGCCCCGGTGCCGGAGTCCCACTCCTCGAGCACGACCGGGCCGCCGGTGGCGGCATCCCCGGCACCCGAGCCGACCATGGTCCCGTCGACGTACAGCTCGACGGTGCCGCCCGAGCAGATGGCCACAGCGGTGACGACCCGGTTCTCGATCGGGCTGTAGTAGGCGCCGGGCTCCCACTCGGCCGCACCACCACCCTCGTCGCCACCGGAGGTGAACAGGCCCCGCCACGGCTGGCCCAGGCCGGTGGTCCGCAGCCACGCCAACCCGGCCCCGGTCGGCACCAGCAGCCCACCGCCTCCGTCGCCGTCGCCGACCACCCAGCCGCCCCGTCCGGAGTAGTAGCCGGTGTTCACATCGGCCCGGACCGTCCAGTCCCCCGAGCCGAGGTCGGCGGTCGATGCGAACGCCCCGCCGCAGAGCATCCCGTACTCCCAGATGAACTCGCCGGCGGTGCGCACCAGGTGGTGCCCGTTGCCGGACTCGTCGTCGAGTGACCCGTCGAGCGGCCAGTACGCGACCGGCCCGTCGGCGAGGATCTCGGCGTTGATGCTCACGCCAGGCCTCCGGCCGGGAACGACAAGGTGAGCACGGCCCGCCACACGCCGAGCTCCTGGTCGCCGGTGTGTAGCGACACGTGCGCAGCCCCGGTCAGCGTCGGGCCAGCAGCCGGGGTGGTGAGTGACACCGACCGGGTGCCGTTGCCCGACGACACCGGGTCGGTGACGTTCTGGCGGAGCCAGAGCAGGTTGCGCCTGTAGCCATCGCGGAAGTCCGCATACGGGACATCAGAGCGCGACACAGACCCGTCGATCTCCATCGGCAGCATGAACACCGTCTTGTCGGCCCGGCGTGGCATCGCCAGCCGGCCGGCCGCCCCGGGGATCAATACGTCCTCGCCGCGCTCGTCGGGCCCGGCCCACAGCTGGTGCACGTCGTAGACCACCCACGCCGGGCAGTGCATCGACACCGCCCCGATGGTGAGCGTCCCATCCCACGTCGTCGACTCCCACTCCATCAGACCGGCACCGCCGACGGCTCCAGCCACATCGCCGTCCTCACACCCCGGATGAGGTCGAGCGCCTGCCGCGGACCGGTGGAACCCTTCGGGAGCACGATGTCCCCGGTGAACTGCACACCACCGACCTCAGCGCCGGTGGCGGTGGCCGGGGCCGGGCCGGCGATGCCACCGAGCGCCATCGGCGTGGCCCGCTTCGGGACCAGTTGGTAGCCGTACCAGGAGGACGCCTGCTGGAGGATGGCCGTGGACCGGGCCCGGTTGCCGAGGCGGGGAATGTAGGCCTCGCCGCCCGTTGAGGGTTCGGCGTAGCGGATCCGCTCACCGCGCTGGACGTGGGCGTTGATCCCGCCCGTTGCGTAGGAGGTGATGGCACCCTTGGCGAACTCGAAGCCCGGCAGGAACTTGCCGAGGATGTCCCCCACCGCACCGGTCAGGTTGGCCTTGACGTCGATCTGAGCGGTTCGGCGGCGCTCGGCGTCGTCGAGTTGACCGTTCAGTCCCTCAACGAGCCCGGTGGCGCCCTCGATGCTGGTGGAATCGATGAGCAGCTGGAGCGTGTCGGGGGTCATGCCCATCTGGTCGAGAAGGGCACTGATCTCGTCGCCGGTGAGGCCTGCGGCCTTGCCGGTCTCGATGATCTGCTGGCGGGACGACTCCAGGACCATGGCGGCGGCGTCGATGCCGTAGGCGTCGCCGTAGGCGCCGACCCGAGCCTTCGCTGCGTCGATCGCCCCCGCGAGGACGTCGATGTTCTTGCGGCCCTCCTCGCTCGTGGCGTCGAGGGTCTTGATCCAAGATCCCGAGAGCTGGGTCTGCAGCGAATCCAGGGACTCCTCGAACCCGGCGGTGCTGGTGACGATGTCCTTCTTGACACCGAGTGCCCTGTCGACGGCGTCCTTCCATGCGTCGAGCTTCTCGGTGGCGGTGGCGGTCTCCTCGGCGAGGGTCGCGTACGACTCGGCCAGCGAGTCGGTGAGCGGGGTTCCGTTCCTCGCAGCGTTCATCCCATCCCGGATCGCCGCCGAGACGGCCTGCTGGTCGTTGAGGACCTCCGGCGGCAGGTCGAGGGCCCGGGCCCACCGGTCCATGGCGTCGGCCTCCGCGTAGTACTTGGAGAGATCGCCACCGAGCAGGACAGCCCGGTAGTAGTCGAGCTGGCGGGCGGAATCGTTGACCGCGTCCGTCACCCCGAGCCAGTAGCCGGTGGCAGATGCGAGTGCCCGCTGGTTGTCCCGGAGGGCGTCGCTGGTCTCGTTCACGGCCTGGTGAGCGTTGACGACCGAGTTACCGAACGGCGTCATCACCTCGATCCCGCCCTTGATGTCGGACTGCCACCCCTGGTGGGCCTTTCCGGCTTCCACCACCTTCGCATGGTGGCCCACCAGTTCGTTGTTGTACGCGACCAGGCCACCGATCGACTTGTCGTCGAACCCTTCCGGCTTGAGCGCGTCCAGGTCCCGCTTTGCATCGGATGCGGCCTTCGAGAACGCCGAGCCGATCAGCAGCGCACCGGCCACCACACCCATGGCAGCCATCGAGAGCAGCCCGAGGCCAGTCGTCCCCTGGACCACGGCCACCCCGAGCATCCTCGCTCCAAGCTGGGCGTTGGTGCCCATGGTGAACATGGCGGTGCCGACCGCGGTCGCCCGAAGCGCCGCTACCTCGAGGTGGGCGCCGATGGTGAGCAAGGCCGTGGTTGCGGCACTGAAGAGCGCGCTGATCCCCGCAGCCGCCTTGAGGCCGAGCCAGGCACCGGCCGCCACAGCCAGAACCTCGGAGTGCTCGGCGAGCAGCCCGGTGGTCCGCTCCAAGGCGTCGGCCATCACGGTGAGCCCGGCGGCGACCCCGGCTGCACCGAGCTTCGCTCCGAACTCGGCGAGCGGCCGGCCGGCGGCCACCAGGTCCCCGAAGATGTCGACGAGGTGCTCGCCGGCGCCCAGCAGGTCCCGGCCGGCGGACAGGAGTGGGTCGAAGAACCCATCGGGCGGGTTCGCTGCGAAGTTGGCGACGTCGGTGAGCCCGTCTGCGATTCCCCGTATCGCCGGGATGGCGACCGTGCCGGCCATGATCGCCAGGGTCTCGACTGATCCGGAGAGCTGCTCGAGCGACCCGTTGAGGTTGTCGAGCCGCTGGCGGGCCACCTCGGCCGCCGAGACCTTCTCCATCTCGGCGTTCATCTTGGCGATCCCGACCGCCCCCTGGTCGGCCAGCACGGCGGCCGCCCGGATGGCGTCGGCACCGAACAGGGTGTTGAGGGTGGCGAGCTTCTGCTGGTTGGTCTGGCCCTCGAGTGCCTCGGTGAGGACCCCGGAGATCTCGGCGAGCGACTTGGCTTCGCCGCGGGCATCGAAGAACTGATTGTTGAGTCCACCGGTGGTGATGCCGAGCTCGTCCATGGCCGTCTTGGCCCGGTCGGTCTGCGGCTCGAGGCGCATGAGCATGGTCTTCAGTGAGGTGCCGGCGTCGCTGCCCTTGATGCCGGCGTTACCCATGGCGGCGATGCCGACGGCGAGGTCCTCGAAGTCGAGGCCCACCAGGTTGGCGACGGCACCCGACATCTGGAGGCTGTAGGCGAAGTCCTCGACGCCGATGGCGCTGGTGTTCGCCGCACCGGCGACCAGGTCGGCGATGCGGGGCATCTCGGCTGCGCTGAGCCCGAAGGCGTTCATGGCGTTGGCGGCCACCTCGGCCGCCGTCGTGAGGCTTACGCCGCTGGCCGCAGCCAGGGCCACGGTGGCGTCGGCTGCGCCGCCCAGGACGCCGTCGACGGACACCCCGGCCTTGACGAGCTCCTCCATGGCCGACGCCGCCTCGGAGGCACCAAAGGCGGTGTCGGCGCCGAGCTGGAGCGCCTTGGTGCGAAGCGAGTCCAAGGCGCCGCCGGTGGCACCCGAGACGGCACCAACGGCGGAGATCTGGGCCTCGAACTCGCGGGCCACGTTCAGCGTCTTGAGGAACGCCGTAGCCAGCACCGCCATGCCGCCACCTACCGCCAGGCCCCGCTTGAGCCCGGCCGACAGGCCAGCGCCGAGCTGGGCGCCGGCCTGGCCGCCCACCTGGGGCATGATCCCAGCGAGCTCCCGGTTCATCATCGCCGTGACCCCCCGGAAGGAGGGGATCACCTGCATCGTGGCGTAGCCCGTGTTGCCGGCGTTCGACATGGCGATCACCTCCTTGCGGGGTCAGCGGTTGTTGAACGACTCCGCCCGGCGTCGGGCCGCCTCGAGGACGGCGGCACGCTCGGCCGTGAGCGCCCGGGCCCGGCGGGCATGAGGCGACAGCGGATGAGGGGCGGGTTCCTTCACGCCAAGCGCCGCGGTCACGCACTGGCGGGTGTCGTCCACGAGCTGGTGCAGGACACCCCACTCCGGTTCGGTGGACGGGTGCACCGCGGCCTCGACGGCGCTGCCCGGGGGCAGGTGCCGCACGAGGACGAGGAGCCTCCGCAGCGACGGTCCGGACGCGTCACGGCCCGGGCCCGGCCGCCACCGCTCCGGGAGGTGCACCCCCGGGTAGGTGGCGAGGATCGATGCCTCCACCGCGCCGGGGTGAGCCCGGATCAGGCGGAGGAGGCTGGCTATTCCCCCGGGTTCTCCTCGCCGGTCCGGGACGTGATGGTGTTCATCAGATCCGCAGCGTCGCCGGCGGTGCGGCGGTTGCCCGCCTCGAAGCGGGCGAACTGGCGGCGGCCGAGCACGGCCCGCAGGAACGCGATACCCCGGCCGTTCTCCAGGGCCTCGATCGCGGCGAAGTCCCACAGGTCGGGATCGGCCGGGACCTTCCAGGTCTGGTCGTTCCAGTCGATGTCGATCGTGGCGACCTCGACTTGGTCAGGTGTCCCATTTGGGACACCTGGGGTTTCGTCGGCGGTGTGGTTCTTGGGCATGGCGACTCCATTCGCTTGTGGTGGTGGGTGACTCCAGCGGTTGGGGGTGCTCCCGGCCGGCGTGGAGTCGGCGCCGGCCGGGAGCGACCTGCTACGAGACGGTGACGGTCTCGGTGTCGTTCTGGCCGCCGTAGGAGGCGGTGATCACCGACGTGCCGGCGGCGATGCCCTTCACGAACCCGGCCCCGTAGGGCACGGTCGCCTTGGCCGGCGTCGCCGACGTCCAGTCCGCCGAGGCGGTCACATCGGAGGTCGAGGCGTCGCTGTACGTGGCGGTGGCCACCAGCGAGGTGATCTCGGCGACGGCGATCGTGTTGTCGCCGGTGATGGCGAGCGACACCAGGGTCGGGCCCCCGATGGCGGGCTGGCGGCGGATCAGCTCGAGGTCGGCGTTCGGGAAGAACGTGACCTCGAACTCCCAGGCCGTCACCTCGGACTCGGCGTCCTTCACCTCGCCGATCAGGTCGACCTCGGCCTGGTACTCGGTGATGAGCCGCTTCGTGGTGGACCCCTCGCGCATCTCGAAGGCCACCAGCACCCGCTCGGGGGTCGGGACCTTGAGGACCTCGCCGTCCGAGCCGGGCCAGGCCAGGTCGAACACGACCTCGTTGCCGCCCTCGAAGGCGGTGAACTTCTGGGTGAGCTTGAAGTTCTTGCGGGTGGAGCGGAGCAGGCCGCCACCCCAGAAGTACTTGTCGGACTTGTCGACCGAGCGGGCCAGCGGGAAGCCGGCGTCGCCGTCGAGGCAGCCGACGTACTTCCAGTCCACGTGCCAGGGGTCGTCGACGGTGGTGGGCACCGCGGTGCCGAGGGGGGCGATGAGCACGTCGGCGTTGGGCCACAGCTCTGCCTTGGACGGATCGTTGGCCATGGTGGCCTCCTTGGTGGTGGGGCGCGCCGGGTGGGCCCGGCGCAGACGGGTTGATGGGGCCCGTGTCGGGCGGGGCCGCTATGGCAGCGGGGTCGAGCGGACGGTCACCCGCACGGCGAAGGACGCCAGCTCGGCGCCCGTGTCGGGGTCGCGGGCCGGGAGTACTCCGGTGGCCGGGCGGATCACCGTGATCGGCGGGGTGCCGTCGTGGGCGCACAGCCGGCCCTCAGCGGCGAGGGCGAGGGCCTTTGCCCGGCTGGTCGATGCGGCCCAGGCGGTGACCCGGATGAGCGCGGTGGCGGTGAGGCGGTGCGGCGGTACCCGGGTGCCGTCCCACGCCACCTGCATGTGGTCGGGGGACTCGGCGCTCCAGTCGACCGGGACGCCGATGCCCACGGTCACGTCCGGGCTGGCGAGCAGCTCGGCGAGCAGGGCCCGGACGGCCTTCTCGGGGTCCGGGAACGTGACCGGGTCCATCAGGGCCGCACGTCGAGGCCGGAGGTCATGGCGGCCCGGGTGAGAGTGCCGTGCTTGGCCTGGGTGGCGGCACCGGCCGGGTGGGCGATCGTGACGTCGGCCACGGCCCGATCGGTGGTTCGGTCGGTGACGGTGACCGGCATGTCGGTCGCCGAGCGGGCCCGGTCGGCCAGGTTGTCGGCGGCGTCGCGGACCAGGCCGCGAACGGTGTCGGACTTGAGGATCTGGGCGATACCGGCCCGGTCGAGCACGAACATGGTCAGCCCTCCGCCCGCTCGACCGCCACCTCGAGGCCACCGACACGGTGACCGGCCCACGGGCCCGGCTCGCCGGTGACCTTCCAGGTCTGCCCGTCGATGCGGAACAGGTCGTGGCGGGACACGTCGGTCCCGGCCGGGAAGTACAGGGTGAAGCCGACGACGACGCCGTTGCGGCCCCGGTCGTCGATCTCGCCGAGCGGCGCCAGGTCGGTGCGGGGCGCGACGAGCACCCGGGTCACCTCGGTCTCGGTGCTGGTCGTGTCGACCGGGTCGCCGTCGGCGTCGAAGCCGGCGGCGGCCGGGCGGATCCGGGTGACAGACCGGGTGCGGAGCATGGTCACGGCACGTCTCGTTGGATCGGCACCGATGCGGGGCCGTCGACACCGCACAGCTGGTCGAGCAGCGCCACCGTGGAGGGGGTGAGCGCGAGGTTGGCGAGCTGGGCCTCGGCGAGCGTCGCCGAGAACGGGCCAGCCGTCTCCTGGACCAGCGCCGGGCCTCCCCCGGTGCTGAGGGCTGCCACCACCATGGCCACCACCGCAGCGACGACCTGGCCGGGCACTCGGGCCCAGCCGGCCGTGTAGGTCACGGTGAGCTCGGGGACCATCCAGTAGTCGTCGATGCCGCTGCTGCGACGCACCAGCCGGGCCGGTCGCCGGTCACCGCCCTGCTCCCAGCGGTACCCGGTGGGGTCGATCGCGGTGGCGGTGTGGTCCAGGACCTCGGCCACCTCGGTGACGGGCCGCTGTGGCAGGTAAGCGATCCCGTCGAACGGGCGGACCGTGGCGGTCCGCTCAGCCGACACGATCAGCTGGCCGTGGGCCCCGGCGAGCACCGCATCCGACGCCATCTCCAACAGCCGGGCGACCCGGGTCGGGTCGGCCGGCGCAGAGCCGGTGATGGTCGTCCAGTCGTCGATGCTCGCCAGGGCAGCCACGTCGGCCTACTCCCCGGCGCCGGGGGTGGCGGTGACCGGCTCGGACCAGTCGCCCAGCCCGGCCTCGGTGACGGCGCGGACCCGGAACTGGTGGGCGACACCTTCCACGAGCTCCTCGACCACCAGGGTGGTGTCGGTGCACTCGTCGATGACGACGTCGGGGTCGGCCACGTCGGGGTCGAGCTCGATCGACTCGACCTCGAAGCCGGTGACATCGCCGTCGGGTGCCGTCCAGGTGACCGTCACCACGTCGGCGCCAGCGGTGGCCACCACATCGGTGGGCGCGGCGAGGGTGGAGCCGGCTGCGTTGTCCTCGGCGGCCGGGGTGGCCGGGCCGGTGCCCTCAGCGGCGGCGATCGCCGCCACCAGGTCGGCCTTGCGGGACAGGCCCGTCAGGTCGATGCCCTTCGCCTCGGCGTAGGCCCGCAGGTCCTCGACCTTCGGCTTGGCCGGCAGTACCGGAACGACCGCAGCCGGAGCCGGCGCCTCGACCGGCGCCGATGCGGCTCCGGTGTCGACCTGGTAGCCGTGGCGGCGGAAGTAGGCGAGGGCCCCGGGGTCGCTGGTGGTGGCGGCCCCCCCGACGAAGGGCACACCGACCACCAGGCCGGTGTACCCCTCGACGGGAGCGACGATCCGCGCCATCAGCGGACCCGGATCCGACGGAACACGGCCGCGGCCTTGGTCGCCTTGAGGGCGACCGACACCGGGCCGAGCTCCACCTCGCCCTTCTTCACCGCGCCGGGCTGGGCGAAGTCGGGCAGCCAGGTCTGCACGAGCGGCGAACCGACCGTGGAGACGCCGTGGAACCCGTCGAGGGCAATGCGCACGGCGTACAGGTCGGTGAGGCCGCCGGTGTTGGCGGTCTCGGCGACGGTGACGTCCTCGGCGACGCCGCCGTCGGTCACGGACTGGTTGGAGACGGTGACGAGCATGTCGCTCCCGGCCAGGTCACCCGAGAAGGTGATGGTCCAGGGGCCGGTGCCGGTGGTGGTCCCGTTGCCGGCGCCGACGGTGTCGAGGGCCTCGACCGCGGCCTCGACGGTGGCGGCGTTGGCGTTCCAGGCGATGGCGGCGGTCTCGTCGCTCTCGCCGGTGGACACGTTGGTCACCGTGAGCTTGAAGGTGCCGCCGTCGGCGCCGTCGGGGTTGGTGACCACCCACACGCTGTTGTCCGGGTCGTACACCGGGATGATCGGGTCGTTGGTCCCGGCCTTGTTGCCGGCGTCGGCGAAGACCACGCCGCCGTAGGACTCGCGGGTGATCGGCCGGCCGTTCGCACCCACGAGGCCCTCGACGGGCTCCCGCACGTACATCGAGGACCGGCGGACGATCGCCCGCATCTTGGCCAGGGCGAGCTGGTTGCCGAACACCACGGTGGGCTCGCCGTCGAGGAGGCTCAGCCAGGTGTCGATGGCGTCCAGGGCGGTGTGCTTGGTGGCGGCGTTGGTGTCGAGGTCGGACCAGTCGACGACGCCGGTGGCGTTGTACTCGGTGTCCGACCCGGTGAGGGCCTTGTCGAGCCCGTCGAAGCCGTTGGCGTCCACGGCGGTGTCGCCGTTGATCACCTCGTCCTGGAACTTGGTGACGGTGGCCTTCACCTTCTGGCGGAGGTTGAGCGCCACCGCACCGGAGGCGGCGGGGCCGACTCGGGCCAGGACCCGGTCGATCTCGAAGCTGCCACCCATCACGGCGAGCGTGGTGGTGTAGTGCTCGGTGGTCACCTCGGACGGGGTGTACTCGCTGTTGATGGCGCGGGTGGCTGCGGTGGGCTGGGTGACCAGCCGGCGGTACCCGTAGGTGAGGGTCGCACCGCCGCCGGCGGGGTTCACCGCGTCGTCGAAGGTGAGGGCGTCGAGGATCGCCGATTCCTTGCGGAACTCGTCGATCACCTGGACGTCCAGGTCGGTCTGGGCGTTCTTGGACGCCTCGGTCAGGGAGGTGGGCATGAGAGCCCCTTTCTGGTGGTTGGGCGGCTACTTCGCCGGGTTCAGTGCGGCGGCCACCGCTCCCTCGAGGGAGGTGGCCTTGGTCGGCTTGTCGCCGCCACGGGGACCACCGTCAGCGGAGCCGGAGCCCTGCTTGGTGATCGCCTCGTACTTCTTGGCGTGGGCCTCGACCTTGTCGGCGTCGACCTCTCCGCTGTCGTCGAGGAACTTGGTCAGGTCCAGGTCCTCGACGAGATCCTTCGGAACGCCTGCCGCCTTCAGTTCGGCGGCGGCGAGCTTGGTGGCCGAGGCCTTGGCCGCCTCGGCCCGGCCCGCCTCACGGGCCTCCTCGATCGCCTTGTCCTGGTCGGACAGGCCGGCCTTGCGGAGCTTGTCGAGCTCGGCGGCGTTCGCCTTGGACTGGCGCTCGTGCTTACGGGCCAGCGCCTTCCACTTGGCCGCCTCCGCAGCGGCGGCGTCGTCGGTGCCGGAGCCCTCGGAGTCCTCGCCGTCGGTGCCGGTCCCCTCGTCATCTCCACCGTCGGTCCCGCTGTCGTCGTCGCCCCCGTCGTTGTCGCCGCTCCCGTCATCGTCGGCGCCGCCGGCGATGCGGACGGCGAGCGTGCCGTCGGGATTGAAGAACCTGCCCACCACCGGCGAGCCGGCGAGGTGGGCGAAGGGATGGTCGAGGTCGACGTTTGGCATGGGTGCTCCCGTGTCGGGTTGGTGCCCCTGTCGGGGCGGGGTCTCAGGCGAGCCGGTGGGTGCCGGTGTCGAGCAGGCGCAGCCGTTCGTCGGCGCGCTCGGCTCGGGTCTCCCACTCCTGCTCTCGGATCGACAGCCGTTCCCGTCGGATCGGGTCGGTCTCGGTGATCTGGTCGAGGCGGGCCTGCTCGGAGCGCTTCCGGGCCGTGGAGGCCTGCCGGCGCAGGTTGGTGCGGTGGTGGCGCTGGCGGTACTGGGTGGCCGCCTGGTCGTCCCAGCCGGCGGCTTTGCGGGTGGCGGCGTTGCGGGCCGCCCCGGTGGTGGTGGGCACCGGTACGCAGTCGCACTTGGCGTGGCCGAACGTGGCGGCCGAGGCGGAGAAGAACTCGACGCCGGAGAGGTTCATGCACCAGTTGCAGGACTTCCCGGTGACGAGCCGCACCCAGCTGGTGAACGTGCCGGCGGGCACCACCTCGGCCATGGTGTGGCGGGCCGTGCGGTACACGGCGTCGTGGCCAACCGAGGAGGCCACGCTGCGGGCCCCGGCGGCGGCCTGGGCCGGGTCGGTGCCGGCGAGACGGGCGTAGCGGTCGAACGGGTCGAACAGGTGGGCCACCGCGTCGTCGACGATCAGCTCGGACGGGTCGGCCAGCTGGTCGGTGAGGGTGGCGGCGTAGGCGGTGGTGAGGTCGATCGACGCAGTCGCGGTGGCCCGCACCACCGGGGCGGCCTGGCGGTGGAACTCGAGTGAGTCCTCGATCGACTGCCCAGGGAGGGCGGCCCAGATCCGGGTGAGCGAGGCCGAGCTCCTGGCGGAGAGCCGGGCGAGGGCTGTGGCGTAGCGGTCAGTCGCCGCCACTGTCCGCCCCCGGGTCGGGCTCGGGGTCGGCCAGGGCATCGTCGAGCAAACGTGACGCCCGGTTCTGCTGCACCCACCGTCGGGCCTCGGCCTGATCGACGCCCGGGAGCATGGCGAACACCACGTCGTCGGGGGCTCCGAGCGCCTTCGTCTGCACGGCCAGGTTGGCCTGCTCGGTGGCGGTGCGCTGCTCGAACTCGCCCCACACCGTGGTGATCGTCGGGTCCCGGTACTTCTCGTTGCCCTCGATGAGGAGTGCGAGGCGGATGATCTCGCCGGCGTCTGCCCCCAGGCCCCGGGCGAGCGACTGGACCTTGCCGGTCAGGACGCCCTCGATGCGGGCCATCGAGTCGGCCGCCACGTTGATCATGTCCCCGAGCAGGAACGCGTAGGGCGGGGTGCCGCTGGTGGAGGCGATGACCTTCACCCACATGAGCACCGCGTCGATGAACGGCCGGAAGTCGGCCTGGGAGAACTCACCGACCTGAAGCTTCTCGGCGTCGGCGCCGCCCTCGGCGGTGAAGGTCCACAGGCGCCCGGCGGCTGCCTTGTGGACGGCTGCCCGGTCCGGGGTGCCGTCGGGCAGCGTCGGGTAGTCCCAGCCGGACACCCAACGCTGCCGGAACGCCTGGTAGTCCATCGTGACGAGCATGTTCATCACGGTCTGGTTGATGCGGCGCTGCTCGTTGAGCTGCTTGGCGAACTGGGGGCGGCCGCCGCCGTAGAGCGACGCCTTCAGCGGTGCGTTGGCCCGCACCTCGTACACGGGCACCACGGCGTAGGGGTTCGGGAGCGGCCACTCCTCGCCGGGCACGTCTCGCTTCTCCCACGACCCGACCCAGCTCGTCGGGCTCAGGACCAGCCCGGAGGTGGCCGAGGACTTCGATCGGTACTTGTAGATCGCGTGGCGGGTGTAGACGGTGGCGTAGGTGTAGCCGTCCTCGTCGACCCAGCGCTTCAACGCCGCCCGGCGCTCCCGGCGCGAGCCCGCCTCGTACAGCACGATCACCTGGGCCGGGTCCTCGATGGTGATCTCGGCCCGCTCGTCGGCGCCGGGCCAGACGATCACGGCGGCCTGGCCGGTCTGGACCGCGGCGTTGGTGAGCATCGGCCAGTCGCCGTCGAGGTGGTTGCGGGTCCAGATCGTCCAGGCGTCCACGTCGGTCGAGGTGGGCGACTCGGAGAACCGGAAGCCCTCGATCCCGAGCTTGTCGGCCGGCACGTCGCAGACCGGCGGCAAGAAGTTCGTGATGGCCAGCTTCGACATGGCGGCGAACGCCACGTAGGACTCCTGGTCCACGGCGGCCGATGTGTTCGGTGGCGGGGCGGGGATCGGGTGGTTGCCCTCGTACCAGTCGGTCGCCTCCTTGACGGCCTTGGCCCGCTTGTCGAGCTCGTCGGAGAGCTTCTTGAGGAGGATCAGCGGGTCATCGGCCACGGGGTCCCCCTTCCAGGTCGGGTCAGAAGAACGCCCCTCGGTGGAGGCGCCGGCGCTTCAGGGCGCCCTTGGCCACCGCGTCGGAGGCGGCGGTGTGGGCGAGGATCCCGGCCATGCGGGCGTCGATCTTGAGCGGCGACTTCGGTGAGCGCTTCTGGATGATCCAGAGGAACTTGCCCTTGTCGTCTCGGAGGCCGGTGATCTGGCGTTGAGCGTTGAGGTGGTGCCCGGTGAGGATCGGGTCGCCGTCGTGGGTCATGCCGCCCGGCCGGAGCTGCATGTCGAACGCCCTGATCGCCTCGGCCATCGGCCGGGGCCGGTTCGTCCACCACTTGCGCACCCGCCCGTACTGGCCGTCCCAGCGGTCGACCACGTCCTGCCAGTAGGGCGGGTCGCAGTAGGCCAGCTCCACCCGCCAGGTGTCGAAGGCCCGCACCATGGCGGCGTCGACCTCGGCCTCGGGGACTTCCCAGTCGTCGTCGTCGACGTCGGTCGGCTTCTCCCACGCCTGGATGAGGAACTCGTGGCGGTCCTCGAGGCGCACACCGACCAGGGCGGTCGAGTCGTGGAAGCGGGCGCCGTCGAAGCCCACGGCGATCTGGTCCTTGTCGGGTGGGAGCACCAGGCCTTCGGGGTGGCGGAGCGCCGTCCACTGCGGGGCTTCCCAGGCTGCGTCGGAGCCGGCCCACACCTCGTTGAGGAAGAACCGGCGGAAGTCGGCCTCGGTGGTCTCGGGGTCGTCGATCTCGTCGAGCTGGCGGTCCAGGTTCACCCACTCGGCGTCGACGTACACCTTGCGGAGCGCGGTGCGAACCGAGCGGCGGTTCCGGAGGCTCTTGACGTGGCGGGCCTGGGGCTTCCACTGGTAGACGCCGTCGGGATGGTGCTTGGTGACCCGCTCGTCGGTGATCTGGGCCACCGAGTTGAGAGCCGGGTCGTAGGCGTTGGTGGTCTCCAGCGTGGAGCCGTCCATCTTGGCGGTGTTGCGGTTGATGGTGCGGGAGAGCTGGCGGCCGCCGTTGGTGGGCAGCCACAGGTGGGTCTCGTCCTTCACGGCGAACACGACGGGCTGACCCTCACGGGCGCCGGCGGAGGCGGTCACCTTGTCGATGCGGGCCCGGTGGTTGTCCCGGCGGAGCGTGCGGGTGTCGCCCACGTCCAGGCCGTGCAGGTCGGCGGCTGCGCCGTCGTCCTCCGAGAGCAGCTCGAGGAGGGCGCCGTAGGTGTTGTCGGTCTGGTCGAGGCTGACGGCTGCGATCTGGACCAGCGGGGTCGGCTTCACCCACGGCCGGCCGACCGGGTCGCCGTGGGCGTCCCACCCGTCGAACACCACGTCGAGGCACAGCTCGGCGATGGCGAACTTGGCGGCCTCGGGTGACTTGCCCACACCCTTGGGGCCCATGAACTGGCCACGGCGGATCGCCCGCCGGTTCCGGGCCGGGTCGATCCGGTAGAACTCCACCAGCTTGCGGACCTGCTCGTCGGTGCAGGCCATCCACGGGAAGATCTCGTCGAGCTCGTCGGCCAGCGCCCACCCCAGAGACGGGAACCGGTCCTCGAGTAGGTCGGACCCCTCGACGGGGCCACGCCACGGCATCTACACCGCCTTCAGTGCACGACGGCCTCGGCCGGGTCGCCCCTTCCCTTCGTCGGTCTCCGGTTCGGGGTCGGCCACGATCTTCCAGCGCAGCTGCGCGAGGCCCTTCGGGGTCAGGCCGAGGCGGTCGTCGATCTGGCGCATCTCACGTTCGACCGACAGCTTCCCGCCGGCCAGACCCTTCAGCAGGGCGATCAGCCCTTCGAGCTTCTTGGCGGCCTCGGACGGTTCTTCACCGACCAGCTCGGCCAGGTCGACGGCGATGTGCTCGATGGCGTGCTTGTCGTCCTCAAGCTGGGCGCGCCGGGCGGTGATGAACAGCGCCCCGTCGTCCCAGGCGCAGGCCTGCGGGGTGGTCCACGCCCAGTCCCACCAGGCCCGACCATTCTCGCCGAGCGGGTAGGTCTCCGGAGGATCCGGAACCGGGCCAGGCCGGCCCGACACGGGCAGCGCCGTGGTCGGGATCGTCGGCTTGTTCCGGCGGAGTGAGTTCTCTTCGGGCAGGGGTCCAGGCATGTCGCCTCCTTCACCGCCGAGCGCATGCCGCGCCAGGCGAAAGCCCTGGTAGATCAACAACTAACCCGTACAGATGGGGCCGTGGGCCACGATCCGGCCAGCACGCCCGATCCCCCGATTCCGCCAATCCCGTACAGATTTCGAATGCCTAACCGCTACGGGTTCCAAGCGGGGTGGGGGGAGGGGCCCTACCGGGGGTGCCGTCGAGCCCGACCCCGAGCGGCCTCGGCCGCTGACTTCTCCCGGTGGCACGGCTCCGGGTGGATCGGCGCCAGATTCGACACCTCGTCGGGGCCGCCCTCAGCGAGCGGGACCACGTGATCCACCACCGTCGCACCCGGCAGGCTGCACACGTGGCAGACACCACGGTGGGCCCGGATCACCTTGGCGTTGCGGGCCTGGAGCTTCCGGCCCGACATGGCGTCAGGCCGGCGCTGCTCCCGGCCGGCCCACGCCGGGCGGACATGAACCGGGCACGGCTGATCGAGCACGCAGCCCGTCACCGCACACACCGCCGGGGCACGATGACGAGCCATCCGGCCACCTCCTGCCCACAACGGGAAGAGCCGCCCCGGTTCACCAGGACGGCCCATTAAACAGAAGTATGCACGTTCGGGTGAACATGGTGGTGGATGGTCAGCGGATCTCGTCAGCTGGAGGGTTGATGAGGTAGTCGTACGCCCGCTCCAGGAGGTCGGGGTCGTCCCGCAGGAACCCGATCCCGATGTTGCAGTGCATGCACAGCAACCCTCTCGCCTCGCCTGACTCATGGTCGTGGTCGAGGTGGAGAACTTGGTCGGCGTCGGGTGGGCAGTCGCAGATGGCACAACGGTTCTGTTGCGCCTCGGTCAGCGCCCTCAGCTGCTCGCGGCTGAAGTTGTACTTGTGGCCTCGCCGCTCCTGGATCAGCACCCGAGTCCGCTCCGCACGAAGCGATTCGACCAGCTCCACCGCAGCCCGGACCTTCGCCAACCTCGACCCCGGGCGAGCGTTCAGGACAGCCAGCTCGTCCTGGATGGTCCGACACCGCCTGCACAGGTGGTAGCCCTCGAACTGGGGCTCCGGCAGCGTCCTCCCGCAGCGATTGCACTTCAACTCGTCCGCTTCCCTTTCTTCTTGCCTCGCGCATGGATCTCTAGCCGGGCACGCTCCATCATCCCCGCCGTCACGCGGTCACCGCGGTGACGGCGCTCGACCAGCCAGGTGGGCGGCTCGCCGCCCAACTCCTTCGAGGCCTGACCGCACCAACGGCAGAGGCCCTTGTACCAGGCGGATCCGTTCGGTCTGCGAGACACGGGCTCGCAGTACTTGTTGTCTTTCCAGCAAGAGCGGCACCAGTCGTCACCGGCAGTGGGCACCAGGATCTCGGAGGTCAGATGCTCGACGGCGTATGGGGCTGTGGTCTTGACCATCCGTGAGAGCAGCACCTGGAGCTGCTCGACCTCGCGGCGCAGCCGCCGGTAGTCACCCGCTGCCCGGTCACCGCCCACGGCGGCGTTGCCGGTGGGATCGGACGGCCCGGCGAGCAGTTCGCCAGTGCAGAGCAGGCCCTCCCGGTCGCACTCGACGGTCGTGCGCTCGTGCGTCCAGCACCACGCCGAGGGGCCGTCACCGGAGCCCCGCCGCGGCGCCTGGGGCTGGCCCGACATTCCGTCGCGCATCACGTGCAGCACAGCGGGGAGCTTGAGCGAAAGCTGCCGGGCCTGTTCGATCTCGTCGGCCAACTGCAGCACGAGCTCCTGGTCTCCCTCGGCTAGATGTTGTCGGGACTCGGTCGAGATCCAGGTCATGTGCTCGGGTCCTCCGCGGTTGAAGCTGCAGCAAGCGTTCGGTCGGGTGGTGGGTCTGGGGTGCCGCCTGACGGCGGCTCCCGAAGCGAGCCGTGCCCGACCTGACCGAACCCGACAGGGCCGTTCCGAGCCGGACCGAGCAGGGCCGAGCCGAGCCCAGCCGGGCCGAGCCCAGCCGAGCCAGGACCCGAGCCAGTTCCGAGCCGGGACCGAGCCGGTTCCGGACCGAGTTGCGCGCTACGCGAGGGAGGAACCGGCTCTGGACCCTGCTCTGAGCCGGTTCCGACGCTGCTTGGTACCGGCTCTGAGCCGGTACCGGTACCGGCTCTGGTACCGGCTGGTACCGGCTCTGGTACCGGCTCGGAACCGGCTCCCTGGGCGGTCTGGAACGGCCGGCCGCCCGGCGGGCACTGGGGCGCCACACCGGGCTCTGGGGGCGGCAGGAGGCGCATGCCAGCCTCGGCAGGGGTGCGCTCGCCCTTGTGCTGGTTGCAGCCTCGGCAGGACGTGACGACGTTCTCGAGCGTGTTGTCGCCGTCGGGGTCGATGTGGTCGTAGGTGAAGCCGTCGGCGGAGGTGTGGTCCGACATGGTGACCCGGAACGCGCAGTACCGGCAGTAGCCGCGGTCGCGTCTCCGGATCTGCTCCTTAAGGGTGGACAGCTTCTTGAGGCGGCGTTTGCGGTTCGCCTTGAACGCCTTGGCTGGGTCGGTCTTGTCGTCCCGCCGCGGGTTGTGGTCGTTCCAGTTGTGCACGCAGTACTCGCCCGGCTCGAGCTGCTCGAACTCGGCGAGGCAGTCCTCGCAGGATCCGATCGTTGTGTGGTCGTGCCACAGCTTCACGGCCACCAGGCGCTTGATGGCCTTGTTCTGTCGGGCCCGAGTGTCGAGGTAGGCCGAGGTGAACATCGATCGGAGCCGCCCGGGCTTGATGACCCCGTCGGTCTCGGCCTGCGAGCACGACAGGTTGGCCACCACCCAGAGCGTGAACGCGTCCTGGGAGTCGAGCTCGATGATCTTGTCGTTGGCGAGCAGTTCGGAGTCGCCTCTCCACCACTGCATCAGAGGGCCTCGACGAGCAGCGACCGGGGAACGATCAGGTTCCAGCTGTCGTCGATGCGGCGGAGCTCGACCGTGTACTTCATGGCGGCCCGTTCCGCTGTGGCGGGGGTGGCCTTGCGCTTGGGGACGGTGGCGACGAGGGCGGCGTGGAGGCAGCGCTGCACCTCGAGCGGCGAAGGCGGGACTGTGGTGATCTCGACGGCGAAGAGGTCGCCGTCGAGGTCGGTGACCGTGCGGGGGGTGGACATCAGGCCGGGCTCCTCTCGCCGAGGAGCGACGCGATGTGCTGGCGGGCGTTGATGAGTCGCCACTCGTACCTACGTCGTCGCTCCGCCACCACCAGGGCCACCGCTGCGGCGGAGGTCAGGCCGATGAGGGAAAGCCATGCCAGGACGCCCAGAGCGGGTAGCAAGCCGGCGTGACTCCATGTCCAGGCCACTGCGGTGACAGCGCCGGCGGCGGCGGAGCGACGAACTACGCCGATGTGATTTCGAGTCGGCGTAGGTAGTGGTGCGAGACGGCGGAGCACGGGCGCTCAGACCTCCTGAGGGGCGCATGGCGCGAGCGGGGGAAGGTGGACGGGACGGGGTGGGAACGCTCCGGCTCCGCAGTCGAGGCAGACGCCGTCGGCGTTGGGGCGGTGCTGGCCCGGGAGGGCCCGGCAGAGGATCGAGGAACGGAGGGGCGGGCGCGCCGGTGCGGCCGGCCTGGGGAGGCCGGCCCCTTCGAGCTCGGAGACGACTTGCGGGCTGGCTGGCCAGCGCCGTTGGTCGGCTCGCGTGCGGACGGGCGCCCGGGTGGTCACAGGTGGCCCTTCGCTGCCCGGACGGTCGGCCGGCCCCAGCGGTCCCGGCCGACCTGCTCGAGCATGCCGATGGTGAGCAGCCGGTCCGCAGTGCGGGCGTCGATCACCCCGGACTCGGCCGAGGTGCGGTTCGACACCGCCGCGTACCCACGGGCGCGCACGATGTCCATGGCCAGTCGCTGGGTCGGCGTGAGCCGGGGCGCCGTCACCGGTCCCTCCGGTCCACCCACCGCTCCACCGTGATCGCCGTGGCGATCACCAGCGGGACGGCCAGGTGGAAGAACACGGCACCGAACCAGTTGGTGACGGTGATCGCCGCGGTCACGGCGCACCGTCCAGGTACCGCCACTCGATACGCCGGCACTCGATCTGACGGAACTCGGGCGTCTCCACCCACGCGAGCACGTCGTCCGGGCCGAAACCCCGGGGCGAGCGGTAGCCGTGCGAGGCCGCCCACCACGCCCGCCACAGGGCCGGCTCGAAGCCAGGGAAGCCCTCAGCGATGCACTCCTCGACGGTGACGAGACCCAGCGGCTCCACGCGGACGTCGACGACCTCGACCTCGGCCACCACCACCTGGCGGGCGCCCTTCGGGAGCCCCATCCCCTTCTCGATCAGCGTGAGCCGTTCGCCGGCAGCGAGGTGGCGCCAGGTGTCGACGTGGCGGCGGGTCACCGTCTTGGTGCGGGCCCGGACGGCATCGAGGGTCATCGAGACCGACATGCGGCGGGCCATCAGCTGGCCTCGTTGCCGGGCAGGGCGAGGGTGACCTGCTTGCCGTCACGGGTGCGGGTGATGGTGCCCTTCGCGACGGCCTTGGTGAGGAGTTGGCGCAGGGCGCCGTAGCTGCAGTCGACGTCGGACGCGATCTCCTCGAGCGTGCCGGTGAGCGGCCCGTCGGCGAGTAGGTCGAGCAGCCGGGTCTGCGCTGAGTCCCTTCGGGCGCCCTTCGGCGTGGCGCGGCTGGGGCGGGCGGGTGGTCGGGTGGCCCGGTTGGTTGGGGCGGGTGGTGTGGGGGGGGCGGGGTGTTGGGGGGGGGGTGGGTGGGGGGGCCGGGGAGCCGCTGCTCTCCCCGGCCGTGTCGTGTAGCTGGTCCCCGTCGGCGATGGCCTCGCCCTCTCCGGTGTCGGTGGAGGACTCGGGGGCAGGGGCGGCGGACGTGGAGAGGCTGCCTCGGTGGCCCTTGTCGACCAGCGTGGCGATGACCGCGAGGGTGAAGCGCTGCTGGTGGGTCAGGTCGGTGAGGTCGGCTTCGGTGATGCTGGCGGTGATCTCGACTCCGGGCGCGGTGTAGGTGGCGTGGGCGTCGATGTGGCCGGTCACTTCCGGCCTCCCCGGGCCGTGGCGGTCGCGTAGTTGGGGCTGGTGCAGTGGTCTCGGCCGCAGGATCGGGTGCGGCCGGCGAGGACGTCTGCTGCGGGGACCGTGAGGTAGTTGGCCTCGCACCAGCAGGTGGTGAGCAGGTCCATCAGGACGGGTTCCTTTCGGAGTGGGAGCGGTCGTAGCGGCGATCGCCGGCGCGGTCGACAAGGCGGCCGATCCGTTCGACCAGCCACGCAGCGGCGAACAGCGGCCACGCCAGGCCGACGCAGACGGCGAGGACGGCGATGTCGATCCGCCACTCGGAGCCGGTGGGCCGTTCGC